AGGTTCCGGCATCGACAAGCTGTCGCATGATGCTGGTGGCTGACTTGGCAAAGCCGCCGATGAGGTGGAACAATCCAAAGCCGTACGCACCGAATCCGGGGATGTACTGGTAATGGACGAAGTGTTGCCGCTTGAGTTTAAGGTCGTCACTCTCAAGCCAGTTCCGCCTAATAGATAAGACAGCATTCGTTCCTTTGATTAGGGTTACTACGTAGGGAAGGGCGATGCCTGTTGGCTCCCCCTCGTCATCTTCATCTTCGTAACCGGGAAGATCCAAGTCAACGTGGCACTCCAGCAGGATATAGCGCTCATCGTTCAGATCACTAAAGCCGGTCTCTTTGTCCTTGGCTTTCTCAATGTTGGTCTGTTCACGGCTTGGGTCTGGCAACTCGATGTCCAGATAGAACCCTGCTTGCTGGAGCTTGATAATCTCGTTCTTGGTCTTGCGCATGACATGGGTCAGGCGGTAGCAAGTGTCCAAGTCAGTTGTTCCGTACGGCAGGATAATGTCCTCGGCTGGCACAAACATCGACACCTGACGGCCCAGTGATGGGTCGTAGTACACCTTCTTGAACGCCGAGCCGGTAGCTGGCAGCGACCACAACATACGCTCGTGCTCTGGGCGGAACTCACGCATTACATCTGTCAACTCGTAGTTCATGTCAGCTTCGACACGTTTGGCCGCTTGCTGTTTCTGCGAAGTCTCTTTACCAAGGATCTTGGTCTTGACCGGGCCTGCTGCCGGGAACGTCTCAGTAATGGTTTCTGACTGGAACCGCACAACGGCTTCGGTAATCATTGGGTGGAACACGCCTGATGCGCCATTCCACGGTTCGGTACGCTCTTCGTACTGAAGGCCCAACAGTTTTAAGCCCTCGGTGTATGCCTTTTCCCAGTCTTTGCGTGAGGCGCGGTCATTCTCAATATCGCCAGCTAAATCACCAGCCATTGAGTCCACAGCCCCACTACTCATATCCTCGGCCAAATTAGCCGAAAAGTCTTCAGCGTCTTCTTCGGCTTTAAGCAACTCAAGCTCAAACCCCGGCCCCCGGATGCTCACTTCTTCTGGGTCAACAATCTCAATCTCCAACTCAGTCTCGCCCCGTGCCAAGTCATCAATGCCCTGCGGTTGCTGGAAGAGTGCTTTGTCGATGTTCGTTGCCATGTGTGATCCTTAATAGTAGGCAGCAGTGCGCCCACGGAAAAATTTCTCGTCTCGCTCATCTGTGGACAGCGTTACAAACCCACCTTGCCTAAAGCGCAGGAGTGCCTGTGTTGTTGTGTCTACGAAGTCATCGTGCTCTCCAACAGGGAATGCTGCAATTTCTTCAATCACTTCCCGCGCCCACCGTGTATCTGGAGCCCATACTTTACCAGAGGCAAATAAATCCGCAATCGCATTTACGCGCACCATTTTGTCATTGCCCCGGCTTGGGCTGAACTCTTGAACAGGTATACCCGCCGCCCGAAGCTCTTGGATCAACGGCCCACCAGATGCTTTCTTCTCCACGATGAACGCATCAGGATCCCATTCCTTCCAGTGTTTGAACGCCGTAGCTTTCAGGTCTGGGAATGTCATGCGCTCCTTGAACGCGTCCAGCAAGATGACCTGCGGCTCTTCGTTTTCTTCCTCGTTGTAGAACACGCCCCAAGTTGTACAGGCTGAATAGTCGGAGTTGTTCTTGACTTCGAACGCAGTGTCCCATGACTGGATCACATACTCGCATTTAGGCGGATCATCGTTGGGCCATACTCGCCACTGCTTTCTGGAGATAATTGCCGCCGTGTCCGATGTGGGCTGCTGCATGTACTGCGCATTCCAGTACCGAGGATCCATCGACGACTTGGCGGACTGGAGCGACTCCAGCGGCCACTGCTCCGGCCAGAGCGACTTCTCGTTCTCCGTACCTTCGTTCAGGATGGCAGGCAACTCCACGATCTCCCACTGGGGGCTGTTTGGGTTCTTGACTTGGTAGTCGATCAGGCGGCCTGTCAGGTCGAGTGGCCCCCAGCGGGTCATCACCACGATGATCGCGCCGTTAGGCATCAGACGCTGCAACGGCCCGGTTTGGAACCATGACCACGCGGTATCGAACGCAAGGCGGCTGTTGGCTTTAACGTCCTGCTCAGAGTGCGGGTCGTCGATCATGAAGAGGTCAGCCCCCCGTCCCGCTAGAGCCCCGCCAACACCAGACGCGTAGTACTGGCCCCCAGCCCCGGTTGACCACTTGCCAGACGCTTTCTGGTCTTGCGCCAGCACAGTGCTTGGGAACAAGGCGTTGTAGTCCTCGTCTTCCAGCAAGTTCCTAACCCTGCGGCCAAAGTCTTCTGACAGGGACGCTGTGTGCGTACCCATGATAATCTTCTTGTTAGGGTAATTACCTAGAAAGTACGCCGGGAACAGGTAGCTTGAGAACTCGGACTTACCCATCCGGGGTGCGATGTTGATGATGACGCGCTTTTTCTTGCCGTCAATAACGTCTTGAAAGATCTTAGACAGCTTCCTGTGATGCGGCCCAACCTTGAAGCCGGGGTATACCCGCCGAGCAAAGTCGATCATGTTTGTGCGCCCGTTCAGGAGTGCGGCTCGTCTTTCACGCTCCTCCAGCATCTCCATCAACTCGATCTTCTCTAATAGCGTCATAGTGGGCATCGCCAACTGAATGGCTGCTGCCTCTTGGGCTGTTAGCGTGAGATTTTCAAGCTTCATCGGATGTTAGTGAGTGCTCACTTACTGGGGCTGGGGTGGCGACCACCGGGTTCGCATCTTCCTCAACTTCTTCAATTTCCTCAACATCTTCGATGTCTACGGCATCTACGTCGGTGACGCCCATGAACTTGTTCAGCTTCTCTTTGAGCTTTCGGTCAATCTCGGCGTCGGTCATATCGGTCTTCTTGACCTCGATGCGGTCTGTGAACAGCGCAACCTCCGTAACCCGGCCCAGCATCTCGATCGCTTTGAGCCTGATCCGTGCATCGGGGTGGTTCGTCTCTTCAATGATCTTGGCAACTGCCATGCCGCGCATCTGCTTGGCCTGCTCAACAAACTCCCAGTCATACGCGCTCAGCATCGTTACTAGGTGGCGTACGGACTCCGGCGTCTTTAGCTGGGTTAGCTGCGTTTTAATCTCGCTCGGTGGGGTATTGGTAGCCAAGGCCGTGAAAACGCGCCTAGCAGCCGTTGCTTCGGCTTCCATTAAGATCTTATGGTCGTCTTCGACCCCAAGCTGCTCTAGCCATTTGGTCGTGTTGACCTGTGCGTTTAGGATTTGTTCGGGCGTTGACCTGTCCAAACCGGAAACGTCTTTCCCGCTGGCCTCAACCACGGGTGGCTCAAAATCTATCAGGTGTTTAAACATAAGCGCGTAGTACCTTAAAAAGTGCGAAAGCACTTGCCGGACTCGATAGCCGCCGTGTACACTGAAACCAGAGTGATGGTGACATCGCTTCTCCTTGGTGGGCTGGAACCCACTTTTGCCCGGCTTGTCCGGGCTTTTTTTCGTCTATACAGAGGGGGAGTCTAGCGTTAGACATGCGTTTTTGCTGGATTTTTTTAAAATTTTTAAGGGGTATGGCGTTGTTTTGGTGGGGGGTGGGTCTGTATACGGTTGTATACGGGGTTTTGTGTATATCTATGTAGTTTTTGTACATGATTTGACAAAAATGGGGATTATCGGTGTGGAACAGTGTTAGAGGCTGAGCGTGCGGCACAGCTTAAATAGGCTTGGTGGGGGGCTAGTGGGGTCAAAACTAAGTCAAAATACCACAGAATAGGCCAGTCCGAGTCATATCAAAGAGGGGCAACCCTAAAATAGAGTTAGCAGTGAGGGATTGGCCTTCACTGCTACAAACCAAGGGGACAAATGTCCCCGCCTTAAAGGTATTTATCATGACTATTCAATCCAACGTTACCAAAGCCCTTAACGCAGCATCTACATACGGTGATGCCATTGCCGCATTACGGGTTGACCTCGATGGTGTCGAACGCTCCGAGGTTCGTGCCGTGTTGCTGCCCCTGATCGCCAAGCATTACAAGGTCGAAGTCGTCGAGGGTAAGCTGTCAGTCGAGTCTGAGAAGTACGAAGCTGCCAAGAAAGCATTGCAGCGCATGGTTGCCGCTATCTGCGAGGGCCAGTCGGCTGGCAAGAAAGAGGTTGATCTTGTTGCCGCTGCCATTCGTGCATTCGAGAAACTGACCGCCGCACAACGCCGTAAATTCATGGCGGCTATCTGAGCCGGGGACAAATGTCCCCGGTTGTCCGAACGGTTTCAAGCGCGGGGCTTTGCCGTTGTTCTTTTCCTTGTCTATCGAAAGCAAATCATGTCCAAACTCATCCTCGCCTATCGCAAACTGCCTACACCATCGAACCGCGCCAAGCTGCAAGCCTACATCCAAAAGCACATGATGGCGCTTTGCTGCGCCACCGCCGATGAGATCGCGTTCCTCAAAGCCAACGAATTTTCCTACCTCTGAAAGCACACCATGTTCAACATTCTCACAACCATCGTTGCTTGCGTCCTGTTAGGTGCAAGCCTGCCCCAGATTGACGGCGGCTACCTATTCATTGCCAGCTTCGCGCTGGGCGCGTTCATCCTCGGCGGCATCCTTACCCTAACCATCACCGACTAACCCCGAAAGCAAACCATGACACACACAATCAAACACGTTGGCACGATCCGCACAGCCGCAGGCGAGTGGAATCTCTACGATCAGTACCCAACCAACCGCCGCGACTACAAGATCACAAGCGCCGTACACATAGGCGCACCAGCACAGTCGATAGCCTTCACCACTGACGCGTCCTTTGAGCGTTGGCTTACCCGCAACATGGCCCCGACACAACTGCCTTTGCTGTGAGCCGGGGACAAATGTCCCCATACTTTTTGGAATACCTGATATCGCAGGGTAAAAATGCAGTGTCCAGACCGTCCCTCGATATCGCAACAAGTGCTACACAACTCGCCACCCCGCAACCCGCATGGATGCTGGCGTCTCAACAAAACCAGTCCGCATGTACTATCTAAATCTTTATATATAATATATATTAGAGAGTGTGTATATTTTTTAGCTCGGGCTTTCGCTTTTAATCTTTAGCTTTTAAGCTTTGGCTATGGCTAGTTGCCTGCCAGATAGTGAGTTGGACACTTTTTGCGCAGACCTAGCATCCACGTGGAGAATTCGGTGTCGAGTTGTGTAGTCTATGTTGCGATATAATGGGTCAGTGTCCAAACGTATGTAATTTAACTAGGAGATATCAATGAGTTTCCCAAAAACTTACATGAGATCGAGCGTTACCGCGCTACGAAAAGTGCTTGCCGCCCGAAGATTGACCCCTGCTATGGCTAACGACATCATTCAAGAAGTGATCCAAGCCAAGAAGGAAAGGCGCACAGCGCAGCAAAAAGATGGGCAACACGCTCGATTGTGGCGTGACCTCATAGCCCCTGCGAAAGCCGAGCGCCGCATCATCCAGCGAATGCGTGTGATGAACGTGAAGAACCCGAGCGATGAGCGTGACGCTGCGCTCGAAGCGTATGAGTTGGTGCTCAATGCCATCATAGGCAGGCTAACCTTAGCGTCAGCGAATACGACAGAGATGCCGAGATATGTCGCCGTTGAAAAGAAACTACCTAACAAGGGTGAGCACTGGGTTGACTGGATGCCGCCCAAGAAGATCGCTTTGATTGAGGAATATTTTGCAGGCATACCCTACATGGTAGGAGTCAAACAGAAGCTACCGTTCGAGCGCCGCATACCGCTGTCGCAGCACGACACACACAAGAAGCGCCTGATCGAGCGCACATCCAAGGAGATCGACATGATCGAGCGCCGCATTGCGGTTGAGCTTGCCGACAGTAGGCTGACGGATACCCATGTGTTCAAGCACCAAGAGATAGGCGAGATGCGCCTACAAGTGAGCCAGATGCAAGCGGCCATGCACAGGGTAAGCCTGCTCAACCCCAATGACTTCGTGCCGGTGACATGGCACGGCGTGAAACAACCCGACTAAGGGTTAACCCGCTGGGAATCCCTATCAACATTTTTACCGGGGACATTTGTCCCCAAACCCAAACGGTTCGCAGCTTGCCGACTCAGGCTGCACTCAAGGAGAAAAGAAATGACTGACTCAAAGAAACCAGAAGAGAACACGTACCACTTTTACGCATCGAGCGTAGCTCAGTGGGCTACAACCAACGAGGGCCGTGACCTACGGGCACTGATGAAGCTGATGGACAAGGACGGGTATAGCTACAACCTATTCCTAGTGCCAGTCGAGCACACCGCCAACTACGAGATCAAGATGTATCAGCCAATGGTGGCCGGTACGCAGTGGCTAGGGTTCTTCAACGTGAAGGGTAAGAAATAAGCGGGGACAAATGTCCCCAACAGTTTGAGGGTGCTGTCTCACCCTCTCTTTCAGTAAGTACACCAAGGACATAAAAATGGCTAATAACCTATCTTCAAAACACGTTTGCTTCTTAGAACTCCCCGCCATTCTTGCTGGCTCACGCCAGTGGCATTGCAATCAGCAGGCACTACACCGGATGCACCCGGTTATCGAGGCAGCGTTCAAGCTGCAAGACCCGGTAGACTACGCACAACTGTGCCTTGAGTGGCCGTATGTGGCAGACACAGACAAGACGCGTATCGCATTCACGCAAGATGACCGAGCCGGGAACGCAGACCGTCAGACACTCACGACAGTGGGCAAGTACTTGACGCGACACTTCCCGACACTGCCTGACCATACGATCCGCGACCTAGTAGCCAAGTACGCTACGGTATCGGTGTTCAGTATCAGCATGATCGCAGAAGATATTGTTGACGCTGTGCAGGACGGCCCTCCTTCGTGTATGCAGTGGAACGATTCGCAACTTGAGGAGGTGGGCGCTCACCCTTATGAGGTGTACTCACCGACATTCGGCTGGGGCATAGCAGTGCGCAAAGACGGGCGGCAGATCAATGCTCGTGCTCTGGTGATGAAGCGCATGAAGAATGACACCGAGATCAAGTACTTCGTCAGGACATACCAGCGGCCAAGCGATACGTGCACAAGGTACAGCGCACCAGATGAGCAGTTGGCGCAGTGGCTTGAGTCGCAGGGGTATGAGCACCGCAACAGTTGGCGCGGTGAGAAA